GCCGCCGGTGGTCAGCGTGTGGACTGGCTCGCGCAGGTCCTGGCCGATGCAGTTGTTGCGCAGCTTTACCAGGTGGCTGGTCACCAGCGCGTTGTGATCGACGGTGGTCGCAGTCGGCAGCGGGCTTTCCAGGCTGCTGCCCGGGCCGGTGTAGTTGCCGCCGTAGTGCTTGGCGAGGAAGGCGGCGACGAGCGCATGCTTGCCGCCACCGGCGACAACGGTGCCGAGTGGCTTGTCGAGCCCCGGCACGCGGGGTGCTTGGCCTTTGCGTTCGCCATAGCCTACCTGCACCAGGGTCGGCGATACGACCGCAAAGTGCCCGCCTTTCACCTGGGCGCAGATGGTGCGCAGCGGCGCATCGGCCGGCATGTTGCGCTGCGTGCTGCCGTTGGCGTGCTCCGTGATGAACGGCGCGAGAGTCGGAACGACGATCCCGGTACCAAGCTTGCTTGTAATGGTCTGAAGTGGTTCATCCAGAGACTGACCTCGGAAGTAGTCGTACCCGTGGTTGACCTTCACCAGAAACGGTTCGCTCGACTCCAGTACATAGCGCTGAATGCCGCGGGCGATCCGGCGCAGGGTGTTCTCGGCCAGTGGCTTCTTGCGAGTGAAGATCGACGGGCAAGGCAGCGACCAGTCGATGATCTCCGCGGCGGTGCGCCAGGGCTTCAAGCGCTTGGCCTTGACCGCTTCGCTCGCCGGGTCCCCGTGGGTGGGCTCGGGCCAGACGATCGGCTGGCCGTCGCAACGGGCGATGAGAAACAGGCGCTTGCGGATGGTCGGGGCGCCGTAATCGCAGGCGCGCAGCTCGCGCCAGTCCACTTGGTAGCCGAGGCGGCGAAGTGCGTTGACGAAGCTGGAGAAGGTGCGGCCCTTGTTCTTCGGGCAGGGGCGGCCATCGGTGGCCAGCGGCCCCCACGTCACGAACTCCTCGACGTTCTCCAGCATGATCACCTTCGGCTTGACCGTGGCGGCGTAGCGGATGGCGACCCAGGCGAGGCCGCGGATCTCCTTCTTCACCGGGGCGCCGCCCTTGGCCTTGCTGAAGTGCTTGCAGTCCGGCGAGAACCAGCAGAGATCGACCGGTCGACCGTCGACGACAACGCGCGGGTCGACCTCCCAGACCGATTCGCAGAAGTGCCGGGTGTGCGGGTGGTTGATGTCGTGCATGGCCACGGCTTCGGGGTCGTGGTTGATGGCGATGTCGACGGGGCGGCCAAGGCCCAGCTCAATGCCAGTCGAGGCCCCACCGCCGCCGGCGAAGTTGTCGATGACCAGGCCGTTGAAGTTGAACGCCGGTTGCGGGTGGATGCGGAATACGTTGGCGTTCGTGCTAGCCTTCGAACCGCCTCCCTGGGTGTGATGTGCTTGCATGGTGCTTCTCCTTGGGTTGGTCAGGCCCTGGTGAGTTGCCGCTCACCGGGGCCTTCTTGTTTTCAGCGTGCGATCAGCAGGAACAGATCCGGCAGGTGGTTAGCCGCGGTCAGCAAGCCGGCCAGGCCGGTGCCGATCCAGCCGGTCATGGCCAGTCGGGCGCGCAGGCTGAGGCTCGGTTCGTCATCGTCGTAGTGGTTAGCCATGAACCAGCTCCTTCAGCTCCACTTCGTCGAACCCTGGTACCTCTACGTCGGCTGCAACGCAGCGGATTCCGCACCATCCGAACGGGCTTTCGGGTACCGATCCGCCCCATCCCTCCAGGTCATGTAGATCTTTGGTCCAGTAAGGGCCGGGGTTGTCGCCGAATATCGGGCCCTTGGTTTTCTCACTGAAATAAGCACCGCCTTCGCTCAGCATCACCCGGATAAGCGTTGAGCCAGCGAGGCGGATAACGGCCAATACTGCGTCTCCGGACTCCTCGTTGAGCCGGCTCCGATGCTCGAACCAGAAGTTGTTGATCTCCTCGGCGCGCTCGGGGGTCAGGACGCTGTGGTCAACTTCTAGGGTGACGCTGTAGTCCTTCCAGGACTCCTCGACGGTATATCGCTTGATGTGCGGTATCACTTGCATGGTGCTTCTCCTTGGGTTGGGGTGTTGCTCGACCGATCAGGCGTTGCCGCGCCCGGTCGGAATGTTCCTGATGAATACGCCTTGGTCTTCCATCCGAGAGAGGGCATCTGCGTTCTCGGTGCCGAACGCAAACATCACTGTTCCAGCGCCGGCTCGGCTGCGCTTGTGCTGGTTTTCGATGCCTGGAACGAAATCGATACGGCCTTTAACGAAGAGCATCGCGTCTGCGGCCTTCATAGCCTCTTGGCACCAAATGGCATCTGTTCTGCTGAAAACGAGGGCGATCCCATTACCGTGGCTGATCATTCGGCGGATCCAAAAACCGGTATCTGGCCCGTAGGGTGGGTTGAGCCAGCAGCGCCCGAACCACTCTTTCGAGAGGCCATCATCGAAAACCGTGTACTTGCGAACCGCCGGCACAAAGCTCTCCATGTCGTGCGGGCTGGCTGGGTCTAGGTCGAACTGGATGCCGAGCTGATCGAACACCCACGCAGGGGTGTACCACTCGACGCTCTTGTGCTGGGCGATTGATCGCTTCTCGCCAAACATTCCGCTCATCGCTCCGTGCTCCCGGGGTTCTGGAACAGCCAGCACTTCACCGTGGTTCCGCGCTGGCTGATCGGATTGCGGCGGTTGAAGGCCGCGCGCACGGCGCTGTCCACGCCTTTGTTGTGCATGAGGTATTTGCGGGAGCGGCTGTTGGGTAGAAGGGTGCGCAACGTGCCGATGTCGGCGACCTTCTGACGGTGTTCGGCGGCGCGCTCGCAGAACTCGTTGAGGTTCACGGCGATGACGTCCGGCTTCTTCGAGTGGTCCACCACCGGGTCTTCGCTCAGGCCCTGCAGGTAGTCGAAGGCCTCCCAGAACTCGGCCACTTCGGCCGGGTCAGCGTTTACGGCGGTCTGGCGGGCCAGCGCCATGGCCACCAGCTCGCGCTGCGCGCCGGCGTGCTGCCGGTCGGTGAGCGGGATGATCAGCCGCAGGCAGTCGACCAGGGCGAGCAGCTGGGCGTGGTTCTTGATGATTCGCTCGATGCGGATCTCTTTCAGCTCGCGCAGCGCCTGCTCGTGCACCTTCACCTGGGCGCGGAAGGTCTCCAGCACCTTGCCCTCGGCGCGGGCGGCCATCAGCAGGAAGTGGCTAACGTCCATCGCGCTCAGGTGGTTGAGGTTGTCCGCTGCGGCGCGGCTGGCGGCCGTGACCTCGGGGCGCACGAAGTGCAACTTGACGATACGGGTGAGGATCGCCTCGCTGGCCATCACTGTGGCGTTCTGGCTGATCACGATGGTGCCGCGGAACGGTGGCTCGTAGGTCTCGTTGCCGGCAGTCTTCACGCCGGTCACGCCCAGGGTGCCGCCGTTGAACAGCGGTTTCAGTTCGTCCCAGTCGTAGGCCTTGGCGGCGCCGCGATCGTTGTCGCTGCGGTCGGCCTCGAGCAGTACCAGCGGCATGCCGGAAACCTGCCCCATCCAGCGGCGCAGGCCGGCCTTGGACATTTTCGAGGGGTCTTTGCCCTCTTCGTCCGGGCGTCCGAACAGCTTCCAGAGGAACATCAGCAGGGTCGACTTGCCCGCGCCGGCCTCGCCCGTCACTTCCAGGAAGGGAAAGCTCTGGTACTCGTCGCGGATCTGCTCGGCGAACAGCGAGCCGAACCAGAACGCCAGCGCGACGATGCCCTGGGTGCCGAAACAGGTCCACAGCCATTCGAGCCACTCGGCACGGTAGCCCTCATCGGTACGGGCGATTTCCAGGCGGATCGACTTCTGCAGCGTCTTCAAGCGCAGCTGCTTGAACTCGAAGTAGTCCTCCTTGTTGGCCTGCTCGAGCACGCCACCGCGCACGGCCAGGTCGCCGAACACGTAGCAGCTGTGCTCCTTGCTGTAGCCGATGTAGTCGATGGTCTTGACGGTTTTCAGGCCGTAGAGCTGGTCACGCATGATGCGATCGAGCTGCGCGCCGGTACCGGTGAACACCGCGCCGGCGGCCATGCCCAGCAGCCGCTTCTTGAACTCGCTGGCCGCCGCCACCTGGCCGCCGGTGAAGGTGTTGCGCACGGTCGGCTCGTCGTGGGGGAAGTCCACGCGGAAGTAGTACCAGGACTCGTCCGTCACCTCGTTGCGCTGGAAGTACAGCGCCTGCGGGTAGCAGTTGGCGATCTCTACCACGGCGCCGCACTGGCGCAAGGCCTTGTCGCGACGCTGGCGGTCGTTGAGCAGCTGATCTTCCTGGCGCTCGGATTCCTCCAGGTGCTGCATGGCCTTGTTGAACTTCTCCAGGTCCATCTTGAACCAGTAGAGGCGGTTCTCGAACGCGAAGTGGAATTCGTGGCGCTCGCGCCATTCGTACATCAGCGCGCCCTTCTCCGCCGCGCTTTCGGCCAGCAGCAGGCTGCCGTGGTAACGGGCCTCGCGCAGGTCGCGCTCGATCTGCTCCGCGCGTTTGTCGTCGCCCTCGATAAAGGCCCAGCGCTGGTGGAGGTCGTTCCAGTCCACCTTACGGTCACGCTGCGGGATCTGCGCGGCCTCGCAGGTAAAGCCCAGCTCGCGGGCCATCTTGGCCCAGCGGCGGGTGTAGCGATGGGCGCCCGGCTCGTTGTCCAGCGCCCAGACCAGGCGCGGCAGCTTGCGCCCGGCATCGGCGCGGGCCTTGACCAGCGCCTTGAGCGACTCGGCCGGGAAGGCGTTGCTGCTCATGGCCGACACGGCGTCGAGTTCGTGGTGCAGCAGCGCGATGGCGTCGAAGATGCCCTCGACGATCCACAGCTCGTCCACCTCGAGCAGGTCCACGCTCGGCGGGCACCACCAGTAGCCTTTCATACTCTGGCCTGGGGCGAAGCGTGCCTTCTGCTTGCCGAAGCGGTGCGGGCGGTCGATCAGCCGTTCCCAGTAGCCGCCCTTTTCCAGCGGGAAGCGCACCGTGGCGCTGCCCTGGGCAAGTTCGCGGCTCCAGTAGTTCTCCTGGCTGTACCAGCCGCGGATCATGCCCAGGTCGAAGCCACGGGCGAACTGCAGGTAGGCATCGGCGCTGGCAGCCGGCGCCTGCTCGGTGCTCGGTGCGCGCTTGCTCCAGTCGTCGAACAGATCGTCGAACAGCTCCTTCACGTGCCACTGCTCGCCGCACTTGCTCTCCCGGCCGCACTTGATGAACCAGGGCTGGTCGTAGCGGGAATACAGCTCCTTCTTGCCGCAGCTCGGGCAGGTGCCGCCGCGCATATAGTCGGTACCGGCGCGGCGCTTGAGGCCGAAGTCACCCTCGAAACGGCGCAGCACCTCTTCGCGGATATGGCGGTCCATGTCTTTCATTGGTCCGTACCCCAGGTGAACGCGTCAATCTCGGCGCTCACCGCTCCGAGCTGTGAGTCGGTGATCAGCTGAGCCTCCAGCAGGCCGCTCAGGTAGCCCGATAGCCGGATAGCCTCGTCACGTTTCAGCTGATAGCTGGACGATGAAACCAGCCGCCCCAGGTGCAGCTTGAAGAGGAATCGCGCCGGATCAGCCGCCAGCGCCTCGCAGGCGGGCATCTGTTGGGTGCTCATGCCGTGGCTCCTTTGCGTGCTTTCACCAGCTCGCGCATGGTGCGGTTGAGGCCGGCGATGTGCGGGTGGTCGCGCAGGATCTTCGGGCCACGTTCTCCCTGCGGGGTGAAGCGGTAGCGATCGTCGTACCAGCAGGCAGCCATCAGCTGCTCGTACTGGCTGGTCAGCCAGCGCAGGTAGGCGTCGGCCTGGGCACTGTTCAGCTGAATTTGGATGGAAACGTCTGTACTCATGGGGCCACCGTTCGGGCGCAACTTTCCCCTACCCGCGCAAAGGCGGGCATGGGGTTGGGTCAATTCAGGGGGTGATCAGTGAGTGGCTGCTGCAGCCAGCGGCGCCGCGGGCGGCTGCAGGCGCGCCGGCAAGTGGCGCAGGGGGATTAATACCGCCTCGCCCGAAAAAAAGCTCCGCAGGGCTACGCGGGTGGCATCGTCAGTGCCATAGCTGATGCCGATCGCCGTGCGCTTGCGGCATTCCAGCTCGCTCATCGCCAGATGCACCAGGCGGTCCGCCATGAATGTCGGCACGTCCAGCCCGTTGACCAGGTAGCCGACGGCACGCTCGAACAGGTGGCCATCGTCGGTCAGGTGCTCGCCCTGGTGGCGCTGCAGAAAGGTCAGCGCGGCGCGCTGCATGCTCGCCCGGTATTCCTGGGCGTCGTTGAGGGTCGAGACGTTCATGCGGTTACTACCTCCGGTTCCATGTGGTCGAGCATGTCGAGCTGATCGGTCTTCTCGCGGCTGTCGCGCAGTGCCTGCATGCGGCGCACCGAAGGCGCCACCGGAAGTACCACGCGTGGTGCGTCCAGCCCGGAGGGGCTGAGCGCGTAGTCCCACGTCAGCGACCCGGTGTAGGTCGCGCCGCAGGCCATGTTCATGCACTGCGCGTACATCGTCTTGAACGTCGGCGTTTGCGCCTCGCTGTTGCGGATGCGCATGCGCTGGCCACAGGCCGGGCATAGGCATTTGTATCCGCCGTTATTGGCTACGCTCACTTCCCCTCCCCAAACCGCCACCGCGGCTTACTTCTTAGTTCTGGCCCGGCTTACGGGCCTTGTGCAGCAGGATTACCGCGTGTACTTCCGAATGCCGCGCCGCCATGTGCTGGCGGTGTGCGTCGAGGATGGCGCGTGCCTCCCCTTCGTCGATCTCACCGTTGCTCAGCGCCTCAGCGATGATTCGGTCCACTGCCCCGCGCTTGACGGCGGTTTTCATGCAGCGTTCGAACAGCTCGATGTTGTCCAGCTCGTCCGGGTTGGCGACCGGTACGAACACACCGCCATACAACGCGGCGACGTAATCAGGGAAATGCGTGGTGCCGGACTGCTGCTCGAGCATGTGGATCTGCTCGTCCGAAAGCGGCCGGCTACCGGCGTTCTCGTACAGATGGTTGTCCAGCTTCTTGAGCGGCAGGCCCAAACGGGCCGCAGCGCATTCACGCCCGCCCGGGTAGTCGCACACCACAGCGCTCATCACTTGCCGGCGGGTATCTAGAACGGTGCGCTTCATCTTCTGGTTTCTCGCTGGGGCGGTTGCCATTACTTTGAAATCACGGCGCCGATGTCGGTAGCGCGACGGCCGTACTCATCGGACAGGTCAGCGACCACGCCTTCCTTGATGCCCAGCAGCACAGCCGCGCGGTGCGACTCGCCCCGAACGCCCTTTTTCACGCCGGAGAGCACCTGGTAGCAGGTGTACGGATCGAGGCTGTGCTCGCGGGCGAATTCCTGGACGGTCTTGCCCTGTTTGGCGAGCCATTCCTTCGCTTGTTTGGGGGTGCGTGTGGCTGGCATCATTCAAAACCATTCAAATGCGTTCAATGTGGCGACAGATTACCACTCAATTGAGTGGTGTCAACGGGAATTTCTATCCATATGAGTGGTCTTGGCGAACGGCTGCGCGAAGAAAGGAAGCGACTGGGCCTATCACAAGCGGATTTCGGTGCACTCGGCGGCGTGAAAGCGAACGCCCAGGGCAAATACGAAGCCGATGAGCGGAGCCCTGATGCTGCATATCTGTCCGGCCTGTCCGCAGCAGGTGTGGACGTGCTTTACCTGCTGACTGGCCAGCGCACCCCGGTGACGGCTGACGGCCTGGCCGACGATGAGAGCGAGGTGTTGAACCACTATCGCTCCATGCCCGATAGCGATCAGGCGGCAGTACGACGCTTGACCACGGCGCTCGCTGAGTCCGCTGGACGGTACGAAACGAAAAAATAGCGGCTGACTCACTCACCGCTGAGTGACACGACAAGGAGAGCACCATGGCAGCAGCAATCGACCTCGATGACCGCCCCCGCGACTTCGGCGATCGCCTCCTCGAGGAGCGCAAGCGCCTCGGCCTGCAAGTGCACGAAATGGCGCACCTGGCTGGCCAGACCGACTACATGCAGAAGCGATTCGAGAACGGCACCTCGGTGATGCCGATCGACTACCTGCAGGCGCTGGCCGCTCACAGCGAGGCGGATGTGCTGTACATCATCACCGGCACCCGTAGCCACTGATCCAAAACCACAAGACAAGGAGTGTTTCGATGCGCAGTGTCCTGCTCGGCCTAGTGCTGGCCTTTTCTCTTATCCCCCCCGCCACTGCAGACGACAACAAGCACAGGGCTCACTGCCAGGGCGAATGGCCTGATGACGCTGAGATGCGTGCCTTCTGCGAGAAGGAGCAACGCCAGGCCGCCGCGGCGCTCGGCGGGTACGGCGGGCCGATCCGGCAGCGCTGCGAGGGTGAATGGTTGCCAGACTATGCGATGGCCCTGCATTGCGTGAAGGAGCAACGCGGATCTCAGGCCGCGATCGCCAACGCACCGAAGGATGAGATCAGCACCCGCTGTGCCCGTGAATGGCCAAGCGAATACGATATGCAGGAGCACTGCGCTAAAGAGCGTCGGGCTGCCAAGGAAAACATCGAGCTTAATTACTCAGGCCCGGTACGTCAGCGCTGTGAGCGTGAGTGGGGTACCGAGTACGAGATGGTTGAGCATTGCATCACCGACGGGGAGTAACAGAAATGGCATTGATCAGCTGTAAGACCTGCCACGCTCAGATTGCCGACGATGCAAAGAACTGCCCCCAGTGTGGAGCCACTAATTCCGTGGCCTTCAGGGCTGTGCGCATTTCCGGACTCATTTATCTGTGCCTGCTTGCCGCGCTGTTCTATTGGATCTGGGGGCTGATGACGCCGTAAGAGCCAGCCTGTGCGAATTGTTGACGCGTTGGCAGAATGCCATTCCTCATATACTGTACGGGCATACAGTTCCCGCGTATGGAGTTCGCGCATGTTGTCCAGTCAGAAGCAAGCCCGCCAGGCTGCCCAGGAAGTGCCGCAGTTGGTCGAAACCGTGAGTGAAACCGAGCGGGCGCTGCTGCGCTGGTACCGGCAATGCACGCCGACGGACAGGGCGCATGTGATTCGCTTCGTCTCGGTGCTGGCCGAAACCCAGAAACACTGAAGGCGCCGAAAGGCGCCTTTTTCATGCCCGTGCTACATGCACATCGGCACCTCGCCGTGCTCGCCCCACTCCTCGTCGATCAGCTCCCAGGCCGAGCGCTGCGGCTCTGCCGGTACCGGCGCTAGTTCGATCAGGCGTTCGCTTGCTGGATCCGCTTCCATTCCCGCTCCACGGCGCGCTGGGCGCTGCTCTTTTCGGCGTACAGGTGCAGCAGCCGCTTGGGGCTGGTCTGGTCGCCTTCGGTGAGTTTCTTTTGGGTGCCCGTCTTCTCGTCGCGGTACCAGGCGAGCACACCGGTGTAGCCCCCCTCCTCGGCCAGCTCGGCGACGTCGTCGGCATCCGGCAGTTTCGATTCCAGCTCGAGCGAGGTGGTGTAGCTCTCCGGCGTGAAGCTGTGGCGCACGTTGGCGCCGAGCCAGACCACGGCGTCGATGTCTGCCTTTACGCCGATCAGGCTATAGGTGAGTTCGGGGATCAGGTCCGGGCGGCCCTTTGCCAGGGTGTAGCTGAGCGTGGCCGTACCACGCTGCAGGCGGGACCACTCGGCGCGGGCGGCGCGCAGGGCGGCTTCCTGGTCGGTGTAGGTGTGGCGCAGGTCCTTGAGGTTGTCGCCGCCGCCGGCGATGGCTTCCTTCTTCTCGGCGCTGTTCAGCTCGTAGTAGTAGGCGCGCACGCCGCTGTAACTGTCGCGGTCGGCCTGCAGGTAGCGGTGGCCGTCGCCATCGGCGCGGGTGAGCGTGATGTGCGGCAGCGCGGCGCCGCTGGAGGTGATGCTCTTGCCAGCCGGCATGAACAGCAGGCGCCCGGCCTTGATGCTGGCGATCGCGTCGAACTGCTGGCCGAGGCGGCTGAGCAGGTTGGCGTCGGATTCGTTGGCCTGGTCGACCTGGGCGAGCTGGATGACCGATAGCGCCGCGCTGATCACCGGGCTGAGCCCGTAGGCGGCAGCCACGGTCTGGACGATGGCGCCGAGCGTCTGCCCGCTCCAGCTGCGTTCTTTTTTGGATTTGAGCCCCTCGCGCAGGTCTGCACTGCGGGCGCGGATGGTGAGCATGTCCGGTGCGCCGCTGTGCTCGACTTCGTCCACGGTGTAGCTGCCCTTGTCCACTAGGCCGGTGTCGTGCCAGCCGAGCCAGAGGCGCACCACAGCGCCGCGTGGCGGGATAGCCAGCAGGCCGTCGTGGTCGCTGAGGCTGATGCTGAGCTGGTCGGCCTCCATGCCGCGGTTGTCGGTGAGTTCGATGCTGATGAGGCGCTGCTCGATCGCGCTGGTGATGTCCTGCCCGTTGACCACCACGCGGCAGATCGGCTGCGGGTAGGCGGTAGCGTCGCGGTACTTGTCCGCGGCCTGGCCGAGCAGGCTTTTGCCCTGGGCGATGATGGTGTCGATCAAAACAGCAGCCTCCGGAGGATGTTGCCCGCCGTGTTGATGGCGCTGCCGAGCAGATCCACCCGGCCGTCATCGATGCGTTTGAGCGTGAGGGTGAATTCGATGCGCCGCGCCTGGCCGTCGCGGAAGAACAGCGTGCGGGTTTCGCTCAATGATTCGATGATCCAGGTGCCGTAGATTTTTCCGGTGCCCTCCACCAGCGGCCACGCCTTGCCGGTGTCGGCCATGGTGCGCAAGGCATCCAGGCTCAGCTGGCTGCCGGCCAGCGCGGGCAGCAGCACGCCCGGCAGTGTGATGCTGTCATCACCGCGCCCCAGGTACTGGCGCGCCGGGTTGGTGCCGATGCGCGAGGTGCTGCCGTGGCGCCATTCCGTCTGGCGCTGGAACTCCTGGTAGGCCAGGGTCTCCAGGCTGAACACGAACATGCCAAGGGCCATCATCATGGTCCGTTACTCCTGGTTATCAGTCCTGGTCGAATAGGGATGAGCGCGCACGGGCGCCCTTCTCGCGCTCGCGCTTGTCCAGCTCGGCGGCTACGGCGCGGGCGATGGCGTTGGCGTCCTGCCCGGGTGCTGCGTTGATGGTGATGTTGATGCTGGCGGGGCCGCTCTGCGCAGCTGCTGGCGAAGCCGCACGGGCGGCCAGCGGTGGGCGCGTATCAAACGCGACCGGCTCTGCGGCTGTGGGCATGGCACCGACCGCAGCGCTTAGGCCTATCGCCCCAGCGGCGGTCAGGCGCTTGGCGGTATCGGTGAGCTGCGACAGCGGACCGCGCTCGCCCGCTTGCAGGCCCTGGGCGAGGCCAGCCATGGTGAAGCCGCCCAGCTCGGCGAATACGCGCGATGGCGAGTGGATGCCGAGCTTGTCCTTGAACCAGCCAATGCTGCTGTCCGCCGCGCCGACCACGGCGCCCTTGACCGCACCAGCGGCGTTCTTGATGCCGTTGGCCAGGCCCTGCATGAGCATGCTGCCGAAGTCGGTGAACTTGGCGGGCAGATCCACACCCAGATAGCCGAGCACACCGGCGAACGCGCGGTAGAACAGGCCCAGGGGGCTGAAGTTGACAATGGTGGCGGCAATGCCGGCGAGGCCTCCGGAGAAGCCCGCTTTGATCTCCTCCCACAGTCCGAGGAAGTACGGGGCGACCTTGTCCCAGTTGCGGTAGATCAGGTAGGTGCCGCCGGCGATGGCGGTGATGGCCAGGCCGATGGGGTTCATCATCAGCGCCCGCCCGATGAACAGGATGCCCTTACCCACCAGCGGCAGCGCAGTCTTGCCCAGGTTGAACAGCGTGCCGGCCAGCCCGGCGCCCTTGATGCCAAACAGCATCATGCCGTAGCGCAGCATGGCGAACGGGCCGAGGATGCTGGCGATCGCCAACGTCAGCCCGCCCATGCCAGCCATGAGGATGCCCACGCCGGCGGCGGTTTTGACGATGTTGGCGGCCAGCTTTGGGTTCTCGGCGATCCAGCCCTTCACCCCGCCGATGATGCCGGTGAGCGTCTGGGTGATCTCGCGCATGGGGCCGTTCTGCTGCTCCTGCAGCTGGATGCCGAGATCTTCCCAGGCACTGCCCATGGCGGACAGATCGCCGCGCAGGTTATCGGCCATGGTCTTGGCGGTGGCGCTGGCTTCGCCCTCGGTGGCCTTGAGTGTGCTGACGAACTCCTGCAGCGCGCCGGTACCGGCCTGCTTGACCAGCACCTGCATACCTGCAACCGCTTCTTCGCCGGCGATGTGCTTGAGCAGGCCCGCCCGCTCGGCATCGCCCATGTTCTTGGTTTTCTCGTAGATCTCCTGCAGCACGGTGGGCATATCACGCAGGTTGCCCTGGGCATCGACTGCCGACACACCGAGCTTGTCCAGCGCCTTGGCCGCAGCCTTGGGCGGTGCGCTCAGGCGGTTGAGGATGGCGCGCAGCGCGGTACCGCCCATGCTGCCCTGTATACCGGCGTCGCCCAGCTTGCCGGCCATGGCGGCAACGGTCTCGATGTCCTGCCCCACGCTGGCAGCGACCGGCGCGGCGTACTTCATCGTCTCGCCGAGCATCTGCAGGTTGACGTTGGACCGGGTGAAGGTGCCCACCAGCACGTCACCCAGGCGCCCGGTTTCGCTCGCCTGCAGGTTGAAGCCGGTGAGAATGTTGGAGGCGATGTCCGACGTTTCAGCCAGGCCACTGTCGCCGGCCTTGGCGAGATCCAGCATGCCGGGCATTGCCGCCTGGATGGATTCGGCCTTGAAGCCGGCCATAGCCAGAAAGCCCTGGGCATCGGCCGCCTGACCCGCGGTGAACTGGGTACTGGCACCAAGCTGGCGGGCCTGCTCGCGCAGTGCTGCCATATCCTCGGATGCGGCATCCAGGCGGGTCAGCGACTGGACCTTGCTCATGGCCGCGTCGAACTCCAGCCCTGGCGCCATGACCTTCGCGCCGGCATAGAGGATGCCGCTGCCGGTGGCCAGCCCGCCCGCCCCAGTCGCGGCCATGCTGCCGGCCAGTTGCTGGGTGCGCTCGTATTGGGCTTTGGCCTGGCCGAGGCGCTTCTGCTGGGTGGTGAGCTGTTTGAGGCGCTGTTCCTGTTGAGCCAGCGTCTTGTTGGTGCTCTCGACTCGTTGGCGCAGCTCGCGCTCATGCTGGCCAAGGTTGCGGGTGCTGATGCCCGCCTCGCCCAGCTTGCCGCGCAGCCCCTGCAGCTCGCGCTGCTGCTCGTTGTGTTTCTGCTTGAGGGCGTGGCCCTGGCGGACCGCACTCTGGAATTCACGCGTCAGCGCCTTGGTGGGCGTGGCGGTGCTGGCCAGCTCGCGGGACAGCGCTTTGACGCGCTCGCGGTTGGCCTGCATGGCGCTGCCGGTTTGGTCGGCAGCGCCCTTGAGGTTGCGGAATGAGCTGACGTCCTTCTGCAGGGCCTGCAGGCCCTTGAGTTCGCCGCGGGTATCTTTTAGCGCACGGCCCAGGCTGGTCGCGCCGCTGGCGATGGTGCGCAGCGGCCGGGTGGCGTTGTCCAGTGCCTGGAGGTTGACCTTGAGGTTCAGATCACGCGCCATGCGTGCGCTCCCATCGTTCGATGGCGCGCTCGCGCCAGTCCATCAGTTCATGCAGCGGCATGGCGTTCATCTGCTCCGGCCCCCAGTGGAACACCAGGGCGATGTCCGCCATCACGTCATCTACGCGGCGGGGGATTCCGCCGTGCTGCCCGTCTTCTGCAAAAAACCGGCGATGGCGTCCGCGCAGCCCAGCAGATCGGCCACGTCCAGGGCGGCAACTTCCTGCTCGGTGAGGGTCGGCACGCTGATGCGCGGCACCAGGCGAATGGTGGCGTTGACGTCGCCGTTGATCAGGTCGGCCAGCTTGAGACCGCGCAGCTCACCGGCAGCCGGCTTGCGCAGGGTGATCTCGGTGATGCTGGTCTCGCCGCGTTTGATGGCCTGCTCGAGGACGATGGGTTCGCTGGTCTTGCTCATGGGTGTGCTCCTTGGGGTTGGGGTTGCCGCAGCACCTGGTGGCTGCGGCGGGTTGCGAAACGGTGGGCATTGGCCGCGCATGGCTTACAGGCCGATGGCCTTGCGGTGCTCGGCGAGCATGTCCTTGCCGTTGACCTTGAAGACAAAGTTGAGCAGGTCGATCTCGATCTCCTCGTTGCCATCCACGCTGAGCTTGTAATAGGTGCAGGTGGTGGTGATGGAGTGCTCGGTGTCCTCGCCGGCCTCGGCGTCGCCGAAGTCGATTTCCTCGTGCCGGCCGCGCACGACCACCTCGACGGCAGAAACCTCGCCGGTGTCGTCACGCTGCACGGAGCCGGCCCAGCGCAGCATCACGCCGTCCGCCTTCACCGCGCCGAACTGGCGCAGCACGGTCAGGTCGTACCCGCCGAGGGTCCATTCGAGCTGGATGCCATCGTCGCCGTGGCCGAGGTCGACTTTCACCGGGCCGTCCATGCCGGCGCCGCGCCAGTCTTCGAACTTGCGGCCGAGGGTCGGCAGGGTGACGGACTTGCACTGGCCAACGTAGCTGTTGCCATCGTTGAACAGGTTCATGTGCTTGAGTTTCTTGGGCAGGGCCATGGCTGGGCTCTCCTACGGCGCGGCCTGGGCCGCGCGGGTAAATGGGGTCAGGCGTTGACGGCGGCGGCGAAGTCGACCAGGTAGCGGTCGGTGATGCGCTGGCGCAGCAGCAGGTTCTCCAGCGGCGGTACCGGGGTGTAGTCGTAGTCCAGGTACAACTTGCCGGCCTTGAGCGTTGTGGCGTCGTTGGCGGCCTCGTCGTACCAGCACTCGCCGCCGATCAGGTAGCCGTTGCGGACCAGCTCGCGGAGCTTGGCGTTGATGCCTTCGACGATGTCGCGCACCAGGGAGGCGTGCATGGGCTTGTCCACCGCCCAGAAGTGCGCCTCGGCCATGGTGTCCGCCAGTACCTGGGCGGTGCGGGTGTAGTTCTCGAAGGCGAACAGCGGGTCGGCGCTGCAGGTGCGCGAGCCCCAGAAGCGGAAGCCGTCGCGGCGGATCAGCGTGGTGACCTCGTCGGCGTTGAGCAGCCCGGCGTCGGTGGCTGGGTTCTGCAGGTCGAAGTAGATGTCCTTGCTCAGGCCCGACACGCCATTGACCGGCACGTTGGAGAGGGTCTTGTGCCAGCCGACCTGCTCATCCAGCTTGGCGCGCAGGCCCAGGGCGCGGGCGATGGCGCTGGCCGGCGCGTTGGCGTTCGCCACGGTGTCCCAGGAGACGAAGTCCGGCCAGATGAGCATCAGCTCACGCGCACCGAAGCCGGCGCGATAGGCAATGGCATCGCTGACGGTCTCGCAGCCGTAGGCGTTGGCATAGGCGAAGCCGCGCAGCTTCTCGGCGATCGCCACCAGCTCAGTGGTGACCGCCAGCGAATCGAGCCCAGGCACGCCGAGGATGCGCGGCTTGACGCCGAGTTGGGCCTCCGCCGCCAGCAGCGCCTTCATACCCAGGTATTCGCCGGACGCGCTCACGCCCCCGATGATGTTGCTGGTGGTCTCGGCCTCGGTGGCGCCCTCCTCCACGCGCACCACAACACTAACGGGCGATGCCTGGTCGGCGATGGCATCCAGGCTGCGCGCGAGGGTGCCCAGCTCGCCGGCGGAGCCGGAGGCGGTCAGCACGTCAGTGAGCAGTACGGGCTTGTTGAGGGGAAACTTGACCGCATCGGCATCGGACGCGGTGCAGACCATGCCCACCACGGCGGTGGATACGGTGCGAATGGGGCGGGTGCCTTCGTTGATTTCGAGGACGCGGACGCCGTGATGGTATTCGGTGGCCATGGGGTTGAGGCTCCTGGGCGAGTGCCGGATCAGTGAGCCTTGAGGGTGACGCGCGCGCGCAAGGGGCGCACGCGGCGGGCTGTGTAGCGGTGGGGGTTACAGCACGGACAAGAAAAAGCCCCGACTGGCGGGGCTGTTCTTCCAGCAATGAATCACGCCGCGGCGTTGCCGACGCCGGCCACTGCTGCCTCGATCGCGGCGATGGTTTGCTCAGCCAGCTGCTGCGCCTGTTCAACCTCGTCGGCGGCCATCAGCGTGCGGATCTGCTCCTTGGCGGCCAGCCGCGTCTCGCGGATGACGTACAGCGCCTCGGTGTAAGCCGCGGCCTCAGCCAAGATGCTGTCCGCTGCCTGCTGCGCCGTGCGGCCGTTTATGGCCCAGGCAGCGACGGTGCGGGGCACGTTTTCGGCTGGATAACCCGCCGCTTTGAACTGAGCCGCTTCGGCTGCTGCGCGCTCGTATTCCACTGTTCTCGTGGGGTCGCCGACCACTGCCGCTCGGGCGGCATCAGCGGCGAAGTCGATGTGCTCGCACAGTGCACTGGCGCTAGGGACAAGCGGCGGCGGGTCGATAAGGATCGGCAACCCCTCCAAGTCATGCCCACGTACCTTGGCGGGATCGGGACTAGCGATCACCGTGAGATATCGCTCCTCGGATATTTCGACCGCATCGTCCGGCATAGCACCATCGTGCATGCCAGCGAGATAGGTTGATCCGGTTTTTTTGCTGTAGTAACGCATGGTCCCCCCTTATCTAGCGCCCAAGCGCTAGCCAGAAAATTGGCCCGGTTGCATAAGGCGATGTGCTTACGTCCCGCACCACCTTGCCACCAGAAACGCTCGTCGGAATGCTGTAGACGGCAGTCGGCTGCGTTCCTGGCGTCTCGGTTTTCAGGTTCGCCAGCATCCCGAAGACCTCAGTGACAAAGGCGACAGGGAAAGAAACGGTCTGCACGCCATCAGCCGCGACATTCGGTACCTCGCCCCACTGCAGGCCAAAGCCAAAAAGCCAGCTCGGCAGGAAAAAATAGCCATTCGTCCCGAAGCTGTAGGCGATGCCCATGCGCAGCTTTTTGGGGGTCACGATGGTGGCGTCATCGGTGCCAGCATTGGTCTGCGCCTGCGTTGCGACCTTGGCGACGCCGATCACTGTTTCCGTGGCTTGCACGACGGTTTTCGCGATGGCTTGGAAGACCCTCAGCGGGCTCATCCACTTCGAATTATCCGTGCCGGTCTCTGCGTCGACCTGCGACGCCGCGTTGCCACTATGCGACAGTTCAATCCAGGGGCCTGGGTTCCCGTTGCTGATGGTCCTCTCGTAGTAACCACTCGCCTTGTTCAGATCCCAAAGGCTCTGCCGTACGTAGCTGCCATCGGGGGCTTTTTCTACACGAACCCCCCAGTAGGCACTGTAAGGGCCGTCGGTCACGCCGCTTGTGGCGCGGTAAAAGCCGGTGGCCTGTGAGTAGACGTTGAGCGTGGCATGTGGCCACGTAGCGCAAGCCCCGCCCAATCCATATTTGGCGAGCAGTTGAAGCGACCGAAGCGGGCTCATCCAACGATCGGCTATCGATCCGGCCTCGGCCTCGGCCTGCGTTGCCGCCGTGCCGGAGTGCATGAACTCCTCCCATGCACCCAACGAACCATTGGCGCGCCGGAAAAACGCGCGCTGGCTGCTGCGCGAGTAATAGCGCTGGCTTACCAGGCCAGCACCGCCACGCCGTACCTCGACGAAACCCGGCTCCGCGATAGGAAGACCGACAGCGGTGCCGTCGACCCGATACAGACCCGACGGCGTATTGGTGTCGCCCACCGTCGCAAGAAGCGGCGCCGTAGTGGAGCCGAGCCCGTATTTTGTCATTACCTGAAAAACCCGCAGTGGGCTCATCAGTGTTTCATTGTCAGTTCCGCCCTCGGCCTGCGTCTGCGACGAAAACCGCTTGGTGATTGCTTGCCAGACGCGCAACGCCGTCATGATCTTGCTGTTGTCCGTTCCAGCCTCGGCATCTGCCTGCGAGGCCCGGACGGTCAGGTCGTCGACGTACTTGCGCGTCGCTAGCACCACGCTCGGGTCGATTTTCAGCTGAATGTTCTGGGTGCTGCTCACCAGGATATTGAGGCGCACCACCTGGGTGCGGCCGCTGCCCTGGGCAAGTTCGGGCTTGAAGGTCGGCGGGCAGTTGGCGACTGCAATCAGGTCACCCGCTTCGTCATACAGGCCGATCTCGCGAATCCACCAGCCGCCAATGTCCTCGGGGATGACCTGCTCGGCGATGATGATCGCGCTGTTGTTCGGGTCGATGCTCAGCTGGTTGAGCGGTGCCCGGCGGCGCTCGTTGATCAGCGCCGTCTGTGTGCGGCTCGGCATCGGTTCGGCGCCGTTGGCATCGCCGACGCCGAGCTGGGTGATGTTCAGGTTGACGCCCAGGGCGGTGGCGTTGGCCAGCTTGGCCTCGCCGACAGCGGTGAGCATGGCCATGTATTGCGAGTTCTGGTCTGCCATATCAGCGGATGTCCATGGTGTCGATGACGTGTTCTCGCGCGCCCCAGGCCAGCGTGCCGCCGACCTCGATGTCACGCGATGCGGGTGGGTAGACGGTGAGTTCGTCGCCAGTGGTGAGCGCGGCGCCGATGTAAGCCGTGCCGGTGACGTCCAGGCCGATGGCCAGGCCCACCAGGTGGCGGCTGACGGGCTTGGCGTCGTCGATCAGCCAGGTGAGTTCCTGGTACATCTCTTCGGTGATGCCGGTATCCAGCACGCCGACCAGCAGGCGGAAGGTGCCGGGCGTGCCGAGCGGCTGCTCCTCCCACCACTCGCGCACTTCGATCAGGTAGCCCAGTGGCTCGACGACCCGGCGCAGCGCGCCGATCGTGCCCTTGTGGGCATGGATGAAGAACGCGGCCTTAATGGCGTCGCGCTTGGCGCGCTCGGGCCAGGCGCTGGACCAGCGATCGACGGAAAACGCCCAGGCGAGGTACGGCAGCAGCTCCACCGGGCAGGTGTCTGGGTTCCAAAGCTGGCGCAGCGGTACCGGGACGCGCTCGATCTGCGCGAGGGCCTCGGCGGCGAGGCGCTCCAGCTCGCTGGCGTTGGGTGGTAGCAGGCCGAGGCTCGCCATCAGACCTCCGCCACCGTGACGGTGAAGCCAGTGCAGTACGGCGCCTGGGTTTCGGTGGCGACCACGTCGACCCAGCCGGGCAGCACTACGCGCTTGACGCCCTCGATGTGCAGGGCGGCGTCCAGGGCGGAACGGTTGATCTCCTGCGCCAGGCGGCGGCGCTGGCTGACCAGGGCAAGCCCGCGGGCCTCCGCGGCGGCGCGGATCGGCTCAGCCTCGGGGCCGACGGTGTTGAGGTAGAGCACGGCGTTGACGCTGTAGGCCAGCACCTCTGCGCCCTGAACGGTGAGGCGGTCGGCGACCGGTCGGCGGTCTTCGTCGCTGAGGTAGGCATCCACCGCGGCGAGCAGCTCGGCATCGGCGCTGCCGTCGCCCAGAGCGCTCTGCACGGTGACGATGACCTCGGCCGGGCTGGGGCTGATGCAGGAGGCGTCGGCCACACGGCCATCGGCGCTGCGCGCGTGGAAGATGTAGGCGTTGCGCGGGCCGGCGGTGCTCAGCCCCTCCATGGCCATCTGGATGCGCTCGCGCAGGGGCTCGTCCTCTTCCATTACCGCCGCAACTGGCGGCACGGCGCTGGGGTTGGCCGGGGTGACGATCAGGCGGGCCACGTTGAAGCGCGCGCCGATCTGCTCCAGGTCCGCGCCCTTGGCGAACGGCAGCATGACAGCCAGTGCGGCTTCGTTGACGCGCTGCCGCCAGATGGTTTCGCGGTAGGCGTTCTCCTGCAGCAGCTTGGTGAGCGGCTCGGATTCCAGCGCCAGGGTGGCGGCGACCTCGGCCTGCTTGTCGGCTGGCCAGAGGCTGATGGCGAAGGCCTTGCGCTCGGCGAGGATGGCTTCGTAGTCGATCGGCTCGACTCACGTCGGGGGTCGGCAGCTGGGCGAGATCGATCGGGGTAAAGGTGCTCATGCGGCGGCTCCCAGGGTGAGCGGCACGCGCAGGCTGAGCGGCTCGTTGGTGTCGATATGGTTGCCTTCCACGTCCAGGTAGGCCTGGCCGGGCTGCTCGCCGAGGCTGAGCTGCACGCGGCTCAGGCGGATGCGCGGTTCCCAGCGCATCAGTGCCATGGCCACGGCGGCGTAGGCCTGCAGGCGGGTGGCGTCATTGAAGGGCAGAGACGTCGATCAGGTCCGGCAGCAGGCTGCCGTATTCGCGGCGCATGACGCGGCTGCCGATCGGCGTGGTGAGCACGTCGGCGATGGATTGCGCCAGATGCGCAGCGCCGGTGATGGCGCGGCCGGTGGTGGCGGCGAGGCCGATCATTGCGGCGCTCCCGTGGTGCTCGGGCCGCTCTGAACGCCGCCGTGTACGTGGTTGACCAGGCTAATGCCTGCTGCAAGCACGTCTTCGCTGACGGTCACGGTGCCGGTGATATCCACGTCGCCGAGGATGGTGACGCCGCCCGGTGCGGTGAGCTGCGCCTTGCCGCCGGCTGGCAGCGTGGCGCTCAGGGTGTGGGTGGCGTGGTCGTAATCGATCACAGCCCCGTCCGGGTATTTCCGGCGGCGCACGGTGGCGCTATTCGAAGGCGCCGGACGTTGCTGTGAGTAGAGGCCGACCAGGGCGATGCCCTGGGCCGGTTCGCCGCTTGGGCTTAAAAGGATGCACTGCTCGCCGACCGTTGGCGGGTCCCAATCGCTGCTGTCGCCTGCGCGCAGGGCGAGCCACGGCAGGTTCGGTACGCTGAGTCCTCCGGTGCGGACGGTGCAGCGCGCGGCCTGATGGTCCACCGCGGCGATGGTGCCGAGGCGGATCAGGTTTTCGAGGCGGCGCAGGAGGTCGGTGATATTCATGGCCCCATGCTGGCGTTCGCGCGCGCGGGGCGCATTCGCGGGGCTGTGAAGCGGCGGGCGTTACAGGGTTAGCGCACCAGGTGCTCGAGCAGGCGGTCGCGGATCAACTCCAGATCCGCATCGGTGAAGCCGAGCAGCTCCCGCTTGGCGTACTGGATATCCGCTGCGTTGCGGGCGGGCTTGTCGCGCAATCCGTACTGGTGGATGCGCGCCAGACGCGAGACACGACCGGCGAAACCAATGGCGATGGTGCTGGCGTCGCTCTGCAGGCGCAGGTAACGAGCGGTGCGCAGCTTGCTGAACATTTGCCGCTTGCGCTTGATGCGCCCGGCCTTGGCGCGTAGCTCCTGCCGGGGTTTGCGCGGGGCGAAAGGAGTGCCGTCGGCGTTGCGCTGCGCAGCGATGCGCTGCTGCTGGCTGCGGCGCAAGTCGCTGGCGATGGTGCTGGTAACCTTACGGCGCTCGGCCGGCTGCAGCTGGTTGAGCAGCGCGCCGGCCCAGTCCTCGAGGGCGCGCAGGTCATCAGCCATTGCCGCCCCACTCGGCGAGCAGCTCGCCGTCTGGCGTTTCCACGCGCATCGCCGGCACCAGGAACAGTTCGTCGTCGACCACTGGCTCTGCCGGGTGGCTGACCTGCAGGGTGCCATCGGCCTGGCGCTTGACGATCACGCACTCGGTGAGCGGCAGGGTGATGGACAGGTCCACCTTGCTGTTGTCGAGGATATCGGCCTCGAACTTGATGGCGTCCCTACCCTTCTCCTGGTTCTCCATCAGCTCGCGCTGGTTGAGCAGCACCCAGGCGAACAGCGGGATGGCGACGGCATCCGGATGGCCGGCGAAGTCGGTGAGGATCAGGTTGAGCGTGTAGCTGTACTCGAACGACAGGCCGGGCGCGGCGGTGCTGCGCATGCTGCCGTTGTCGATGAACACCAGCAGACGGTCGGGGTTGCGCTTCAGCTCGGGGATGGCGGCCAGCAGGTGGTCGCGCAGCGATTCGGGCTTGTTCATGGCTGGGTGCTGCGCGCGTTGTGGTCCACCACCAGGTCGACCTTGGCGGCGCATTCGCCCCAAGCGGCCATGAGGTAGTCGCCGTCGTCGCTCAGTTCGCCGTTACTGGCCGGCGCCGCCGGGTCCAGCGTGCAGCGCGTCACGACCGGACAGCCACTGACGGTAACCTGCGGCTCCGGTGATGGCGGGACGTTGGTGCAGGCGGCGAGCAGCATCAGGCAGAGGCTGAGCAGCCCAAGTCGCATGGGTTGGGTCTTCACGGCGGCGTTCCTTCTTCTTGAGCTGATCGGTGGCCTGGGCCTGGCGCATGTCGCTGAGCGTCTGCTGCAGGGCGAGCTGGTCCAGGCGCTGGGTGGCGACCTCGCCGGTGAGGCGGGTGATGGTGGCGGCCTGGTTGGCGTTGCGCTGCTTGGCGGTTTTCAGGCGCTCGGTGGCGAGATCCGCGCGGGCGTTTGCCGCGTCGATCCGCTGAGCCTGGATGTTCAAGGCCACCAGCAGCGCAACGACCAGCCCCGCTACGCCAAGCCAAACTTTCCAGCTGGTCATGCTGCCTGCTCCTGGGCGTGCTCTGCGGCGAACTGGCCGTAGGCCCGGGCGAGCTTCACGTCGTAGAGGTTCTTGGCGTAGGCCGGGCCGTTGTAGCGCTTGGCGAACTCGGCCCACTTGCGCGCCTTGAGCGCCTTGTGCAGCGCGGGGTCGGTTTCGATAAAGGTGACGAAGGCGTCGAGCTGGGCGGCCTCGGACAGCGCCATGGTGTCGGCGAAGTGCTGGGCGTCGAAGTAGCCAAGGCGCTGCCAGTGGTGGCCCATGATCTGGAACAGGCCCCAACTGGCGGACTCCAGCGCGGCGACGACATGAATTTGCTGCGCCTGGGCAAGGCGTTGATGCTCGGCTGTGCCGCCGACATACCCGCCGGACTTGCGGTTGACCACGGCAGGATGCTTGGCGGCGAGTGCGTCAGCTTCCGCTTCGCCCAGGCCATTGGCCTGCAGGCGCTCGAACATGACGTGCCGCTCGAACAGGATCACCGGGCGGCCATTGTTGGCGAAGCCCTCGCCGCGGCTCTCCACCTGGTTGACGGCCATGACGCTGGCCAGCGGCACGCCGAGGCGGTCGGCGGCCTGCTGGAGGTCCTTTCGCTTGAGGTAGCGTGAGGTGTCGTAACCCTGGAGCGCGGCCTGTGTTTTCGGGCCGGCGACGCCATCGTCGACCAGGCCAGCGCGGCGCTGAAAGGCAACAACGGCGCGCTCGGTCTGCTCACCGAAGTCGCCGTCCACGGCTACAGCGAAGCCGGCCAGGGTGAGTGCGGCCTGCAGGTTGCGCACGGCGAGACCGCGGGCGCCGATGATCAGGAGCTCGTTCATAGCTCGTCCGCCTTCTTTTTCAGTACGCGCTTGGCTGCCTCGCGGCTCACTTCAACGCCAAACAGACCAACCATGCAGGCGAGGAACACGCCGGCTTCTTGCGGTGCGCCAATCAGCGAGGGGCCGTAGGAGACGCCGACGCCGAGCAGCCCGCACAGGGGCGCTTCGAGCGCGAGCTGCCGCACTCGGCCACCGCTGTAGATGATTCGCCACGCGGCAATGAGCATCGCCAGCGCGCCGGCGTACAGCGCGGGGAAGTTGTGCTCCAGCCAGGTGGCGAGGAACGCGTAGGTTTCCGGTCTGTCAGGCATGTGCTTCATCCTGTGGCCCTGCGGTTGTGATGGCGTGAACGCGCTGCACGACTTCACCCAGCAGCGCGGGGCTGTAGCGCTGCGCGAGGGGGAAGCCCAGGGCGGCGGCACAAAACTCGCTGCAGAACATGCGGCGGCGGTTGTCGATGGTCAGGGGCAGCAGCTGGCTGCCGAACAGGCCGAGCCAGTCGTAGCCTTTGCCCTCATGGACGAGGAACAGATCCCAGATGTGGGCAGGGTCGGCCCAAGGCACCGGGATCAGATCCCAGTGGGCGAGGTCGAGCTCGATCATCTTCAGGCGCACGCCGCCGTCCATGGCCGAGGCGGACAGCCACTGGCCGCCGCGCATGACGATCTCGCAGTGGCTGTACTTGGAGCGCGTCCAGAGACGGATCAGGCGGTTGAACAGCGTGCCGCGGCCCTTGTAGAGGGCGAGGTAGATCAGTCCCATAGGTTCACCACTTGGCGTTGTTCGGCGCGCACGGCCTGTTCCGGCAGCTGGATCAGCGTGCCGTGGGGAATGATCGGGCCGAGGTCGGCCAGGCCAGGGTTGGCGTCGAGCACCTGCTCGACCACGCCGGAGGTGCGCCCGTAGTGGCGCCAGCAAATGGCGTCGACGGTGTCGCCCTGCTGGGCGCGCAGGCTGGCCATCAGTCGGCCGCCTCGGGCGATGCAGCGTCCGGGTATACGAATGGGCCATCATCAGAAACCAGTGCACCCGGCGAGACGCCCGTCTCAACCTCTCGGCAGACTGCTAGCCCAAGCGGGTGCATGATTTCCCGGTTGATCCGCTCAAGCAGTCCGCGGCGGCTGATCTCGTTCAAGTCGATCGTTTCCATCAGATCAGCTCCACGGTGGTGTGCACCCGGCCGAGGATGCTGCGGATCGCCCAGCGGGCGTCGCGGCGGTATTCGTCGGCGGTGGGGGTGAGTGCATCGGCGCGCTCGGCACCGTCGCCGGTGGCGCTGTAGTCGCGCATGCGCTCGGCCAGCTCGGCGCCTGCGCTGCAGTAGATGGCGCGGCGATAAAGGTGCAGCAGCTGGCTTTCGCCCTGGATCTGCTTGGCCGGTACGTTGGCCAGTGCGGCATGCCCTTCGGCTTCGCGCTGGGCCTGGTAGTCGGCGAGTTCGGCATTCACTTGGATCAGCGCATTAACCGCCGCGACCTCAAGGCGCGCATCGGTGATGCTGCCGTCCAGGCGCAGCGCGGCGCGCATGTGCTCGCCGTCCAGGTCCGGGAACCAGCCATCGTTGGTAATTGGGTACGGCGCAGTGCTGCCGCCTGCTGCGATGAATGCGCTCATGTTCTTGCCCTAGTTCGGCGGTGGTCGGGGCGTCACGACAAGGCCAAGGAGAAAGCCTATCGATCAGCCCCGAGCCGCCGAGTGCGTGGGGGACGCTCAGTTAGCGGGTGGTTCGCCGGTACCGGATTCGGTTGGCTTGCTTTCCGCGTGTTTCTTGAGGAGGCGCTCGACGCGCTCCAGATCTTTTTTGCCACCGCAGTTGCTGTGCAGGTCGATGGCACGGGCCAGGTGGGCACGTGCTTCTTCCATGCCTTCAGCGTTCGGCGCCGCTTCGTCCAGCTCGGCCAGGTAGGCCTTGCCCAGGGCGAGGTGCAGCTTGGCGCGGGCTTCATCGGGCATGTCGTGAGCGGCGGTGATGTCTGCGGCCAGCGACAGGACGAAACGGTCAAACGGTGCGCCGGCTTTCTGCTGCTTGAGGGCAGCGTTGGCCACCTCCTCCGCCAGCAGGCATCCGGTGGTACGCGCGAAGCGGTCGGGCATCTTGAGACTGTGCTCGAGCACGTAACGGCCGATGGCCAGTGCGCCGGCGAAGTCGCCCGCGTCGATGCTCCAGACCATCAGCGTGGTGAGCACATCGTCCTGGGCGCCTTTACCGGCGGCCAGCACGCCTTCGATGTAGGGCTGATAGGCCGGGATGAGCAAGCGCTTGAGCTCAGCCTTGCCCTGCTCCGACTGCACCTGCTTGAGGCGCAGCCGGTCCTGGTTGAGTTGCAGCAGCTGCTGTTCGTAGGCGGTGGCACCGGCCATCGACATGGCCGGGGCTACCTCAGCTGCCTGCAGGGCTGCGCGTTTGCGCAGCTGGTTGCGTTGGGCTGGGCTGAGCATGGCTTACACCGCCTCGATGTTTTCGACCAGGGCGACCAGACCAAAGTCCTCGATCACGTAGGCATCGTTGCTCGACTGGTAGTCGGCGATGCGGTCGTATTCCGGCTCGTCCTTCACATGACGGCGGCGCGCGCCTTCCTGGAAGTAGATGGAGAGGTTGCTCAACGTGGTGACCAGCACGGTACCGGCCGGGAAGAACGGCGCGTCGACGATCGGCAGGCCACCGAGGCGGGCCTTGGTGACGATCTGGTCGGCAGCGTTCTCTTCCTGGTTGGAAGCGGCGCCCTTCTCGACTGCAGCGAGGAGCTTGTCGTGCAGCAGGTCGCGGGAAACCATGACCACCAGGTTGGGGTGGCTGCGGTGCCACGGGTCGAGCATCTGCACGGCGTCGAACACCACGCCGTCGAGGGTCTTGTAGTCGCCAGTCGCGCCCACGGTCACCTTGCCAGATGCGTCGACGACTTCGTCGAGCACGCGGTCGGCCGCGCCGGTGCGGATCTTCTGCAGCCAGCCAATGTTGACGTCCTGCAGCAGCTGGTTAGTGGCAAGGTCCGACACGGCAGCGGCACTGGTGCCGTTGAAACCGATCATGATGCGATCCAGTGCCTGGCGCTCGGTGATGGAGCTGGACAGGCGCACCTGAAAGTCCGGGAACTTGGCCCAGGCGTCGATGAGGGCGTAGGGAAACGCGCTGTCGAAGTTGGTCTGTTTGCAGACATAGCTGTCTTTGGTCAGCGCGCTGCGGTCGGCCGGGTTGCGACGGTTGCCGCCTGCGGTGTTGGTGCGGCTGGCAATCGGGCCGTTGACGCCCAACAACAGGGATTCACCCTCTTGCTGCTCAACGCCGATGATGTTGATGCTTTTGAGCAGGCCGCTGGCCTCCTGGATGGCGGTTTCCAGCTTCTGCTGCACGGTCGGGGTGACGTTGAATTTCTCGGTGGCGTTGTCCACGCCGTTGAGCTTGGCCACCTGCTGCAGGTAGCCGTTGAACAGTTTGCGGGTTTCGTTACGCATGGGGTGCTCCGGCGTCGGTCAGTATTGGGTGAGGACTTGCTGGCTGTTGCCGGGAACCGGCGGGCGCTGCTGTTGGTTGTGGTCCTGGGTCTGGCCGAGCTTGGTGGTCAGATCCGCCACGGTTTCCTCGAGCTTGGTGACCTTCTCGCCCAGCGCGGTGGACTCGGTGCGGAACGCATCCAGGCTGGTCTGCTGCTTTTCGGCGAAATCGACCAGGGAGGTGACGGCTTCGCCCAGCTCGCTGAACTGGCCCTCGGTTTCCTTGCCCTTGGTGAACAGCGCCTTGACGCGGGCGGCCAAGTCCTTGAAGGCGCCGGGCTGGTCGGTGACCTCCTCGAACTGCAGCTCGACTTCCTCGGCCGCGGTGAACAGGTTGTCCGGATGCTGTTTGCGATTGGCCAGGGTGCCGTGCTTTGCGCTGAATTCGAGCGCTTCGGTGCCCAGGCTGGCGGGGCTGTCGGTGATGGCCAGGCCGATGAGGTAGGCCTTGCCGGTGTCGGCGAACTTGGGCTGCACCTCGATGGAGGTGTAGACCTTCTGGCGCTTCTTGTTCAGGGCCAGCAGCGCGTCGTTGGGTTCGATCTGTGCATACAGCGCGAGCTTCTTCTCGCCGTTGAGTTCGACCTCTTCGGCCTTGACCGCGAGCACGTCGCCGTAGGCGCCAAACGGGGTGTCCGGGGCGATGCCTTTGATGTGCTCGCAGTTGATGCGGGCGCCGTAGGTGGCCGGGTTGTATTGGGCTGCGATGTCTTCGATCCAGCTGCGCTCGATGGTGCGGCCATCGGTGGTCGCGCCTTCGACGGCGATGCGGGTCCACTTGGAGCGGAATTTCTTGGCGGGGGTGGTGGTGCCGGCCATGCGGTCTGTCCTCAGTCGGTAGCTGCTGGGTGCAGTTGCTGTGAGGGCATGGTCGGCAGCCCGCGCACTGCGGGCAATTCGCGCACCCTGTACTGGCTGGACATACAGGGCGCCGGAGTAACGGCTCGCGCGCGTGAGCGGCAGCATCGGCGC